AAGTTATCTTGGAGCATATATGCTAGGTGGAGCAGGTAGTTTTCAAATGAGGGTAGTTAGAGGATAATGGCAGGACAACTAGACACAGCACTAAAGAACATAGCCAAACAGGTTATAGCTGATTTAGGCGATTCTTTAGATACCAGTATTACTTATACAAGAAAAACATCTCCTGTTTACAACACTTCAACTGGTGCAATATCTACAACTGATGTCAGCTACAGCATAAAAGTACCGATTGAATTTGTTAGATCATCAGAAGAAACTGGATTCCAAGAAAATGTAGCAAGGTTATATGTAACACCAGATTTGATAGGAGACAGTCAGCCTTTACTACAAGATGAAATAACTCTTACATTTTCTGGATCAACTAGGTCAGCTAAAATTACAAATATTCTTACTCAAAAAGGTGGTCAAGAATATTTATTCCGTATTGACGTTATTTTCTAATGACTTTAGTAAACGCACGAGCAGCATTTGAAACCGCAATCAAAAGTGCAGTAACTACTGCTGACAACACAGTAACAGTTGTATTTGATAATATGCCTTTTACAACTCCAGGTAAAAACAAAAAGTATGTGATGGTAAGTTTAGATTTCACACAATCCACTACTCAAACTCATGGTGCTGCATCGGATTATTATGCTGGTTCTATAAGATGTGGAATTATGACACCTCCAAATAAAGGAAGTGCAGTTGCATCTGCTATAGCGGAATCAGTTATTGATGGACTAATTTCAGTAAATGCTCCAGGATATTCAGATACATTTTCAGTAAGTCCCAGAGTATCGGCAATCGAAGGACCGACTTCTGTAAATGTTGAAGAAGATAGCCATTATTTATCTGTTGTAAGTTGCGATTTTACTGCTAATGCCTAAAGATTTTAAAAAGCATTTTACTAAAGATTTAGGAAAAGCAATAACTAAAGGAAGAAAAGAAGTTGCAAAAACAGTAGTGCGTTCACTTACTGAAAAAGGTCCGTGGTGGACAGGAACATTTGGAGAAAACTGGATAGTATCAAAAAGCCCTGTCCAGGCAACCAAGAAAAGAAAACCAGACTTTCCAAGTTATTTGATACCTGATCCAACAGCTAGGCAGATAAAAAATCCTAGAGTACCGAATGTAACATTGAATCAGGATTTATTTGTTGGTAACAGAGCTAAGTATGCTGGTTTTGCTATCAACGCACCAGGTCAAACAAGACCCAGTATTAGTGGTCAAGAAGTAACCTACGCTCAACATGGTCAACAGTTCACTTTAACTTCTACAGGAGGACCAAATTGGTACAATATCTATACGAAAGGTGGTCTTATCAACAAGGATATAGCATTAGCTTTCAAAAAGGTTGGCTTTAAGTAATAAAGTAGTAGTATAGTAGATGAATACACTAATTTATTTTGTATGCCTACAGATAGAGCAATCGACAAGCTAAAAAAAGCATTTAGCATAAACAGCAAAAGCAGTTACCCAATTTATAAAGATGGAGAACTAATTTTAAAAGTTTACTGGACACCTTTAACTATTGCAGATAGAGACTCCATAAATGCTACTCTAATGAGAGCCAACAAAGGACAAGAGGAGGGTAGTTTAGATTTTGCACTCCAAGTAATAATTAATAAAGCTGAAGATGAAAGCGGACAAAAATTATTTGTTGAAGCAGATAAAGCAAGTTTAAGAAGAGAAATACCTTTAGCTGTACTGCTGGAACTTATGACAAAAATGCAGGAGGTGGGCGAGGAGGCAACCCCTGATGCCGTAAAAAGCACAACTTGATAAGGACAACTATCTATACCTACAGTTTTTTATTGCTGAAAAGTTAGGAATGACAGTCTCTAGCCTTCAGAAAGAAATGACATTAGAAGAAGCGTGTGCCTGGAACGCATACTTTACTCTAAAAGGCGAAAGAGAAGAAAAAGCCTATGAAGATGAGAAAAAGAAAGCTCAATACCGCAAGTTACGCTAAACTGTAAATAATGTTTTATCGAGATTAGTGGCATCTAATTACGAAGTTAATATAAAACTGAATACCAGGACTGTTAATAAACAGCTAAATAATCTTGAAAAGCGTATATCGAAATTAAATAAATTAGCTCAAGGGGGAAAAGCAAATAGAACTGTACTCAATAATGAGCAAGCAAAAATAAAAAAGACAGGTCAAAGACTTGGACTAGAGAATAAAATATTAAGAAAGAAAAAAGAACAGTTAAGAGTAGATCAACAACAGTTAAAAGTTTTACAACAGGCAGGAAATACTAGGACCAATCAGGCAAGTAGTGGTGGAAGGACAAGAGGAGGCGGTGGAGGTGTTGGTAATGCAATATCTAGTGCAGCAATTAGTGGTGCTTTTCCTTTGTTATTTGGTCAAGGACCAGCAGCAGCAGCAGGCGGTTTTAGTGGAGGGTTGATTGGAACTGCTTTAGGAGGTTTAACGGGTGCTGGTCAAATGGGAGGATTTGCTGGAGGATTAATTGGAACAACTGTTGTAACAACTTTTCAAGAACAAGTTTTAGGATTATCTAAAGCCTTAGATCCTGTTAATGCAGACATAGATACACTTATAGAAAAGTTAGGTCGCTTAAGTTCAGCTAGAAAACAAGAAATTAAAATAATTGAACAATTTAGAGGAAAACAAGCTGCGTTAGAAGAAATAACAAAAGATCTTGTAGATGTTATTGGAGAAGATGGTGTTGCAGCATTTAGAAAACTTAGAGAATCAGCAAAATTATTTACGGATAAGTTCGTTGATTTTGCATTAAAGTTATCAGCTAAAGCTGCTGATATAACAAATAAAACTAAGGAATTTTTTAATCCTGGAGGATTTGATTTTGCAAAAGCACAATCTGGTTTAGAGTCTATCAATGATGAAACTATAAAAGACTTAAATAAAGAGTTAGAAGCTTTAAGAAAAAAATTAGACGAAATACCAGATATAAGTTTTGTGGAAGCTTTTAGTTTTGGTTTAATTGGTAGCGATAACGCAAGAAAAAAAGTAAGAGACAAAAGTGTAGTGAGAGGCGAAATAGAGGGTGTTAAAGACGAGATTAAACTTAATGCTGCAAAAAAGGCTGGTTTAATAATTGATAAGCAAGCTAGTTCTCTTATTGAAAATCAAAAGCTTGCCACAAAACTAGAACTTAAAGATCAACAAAGATTAAATGATATTAGAACAGAAGGTAGATTTGTTATATCAAAAGGGTTAGGCGAAGAATTACTAGTATTAGATAAATTAAATGATGACAGAGTAAAAATTTTTGAAACGGAAAAGAAATCACTTGAATCAGAAATTAAAAAATTGGAAGCACTAAAAAGTTTGACACCAGAACAAGAAAAACAATTATTATTAAATCAAGAAGCAGTAAAAAGTATTGACAAACAATTAGACCTTAATAACAAAAACTTTAGTGCATTAAGAAGTAACACCCTTGAAGCTAGAAAGTTACAAAATGCTGCAAATGAAACTGTTGATGCTTTTGAAAAGTTAAACACAACAATTCAAAATGATATAAAACAAGGTATTAAAGGTCTTATAAAGGGAACATCAACTTTAGGCGATATGTTAAATAATATCGCTGATAGATTCTTAGATATAGCATTAAATCAAGCTTTATTTGGTAATGCAGGAGGAAAAACTGTTACAGGTGGTTTATTTAAACTGTTTGGTTTTGCGAATGGTGGCAGACCTCCTGTTAATAAACCTTCAATCGTAGGGGAGCGTGGTCCAGAACTATTTACTCCAGGTGTCTCTGGAACGATTACACCAAATCATGCTCTTGGAGGTTCTACAAACGTAGTAGTAAATGTAGATGCTTCTGGTTCTTCTGTTGAAGGAGATGAAGAACAGGGTAGAGAACTTGGTCGTATGATTTCAGTTGCTATACAATCAGAATTAATTAAACAAAAACGACCAGGAGGTATGCTCGCATAATGGCTACGTTTCCCTCAATAAAACCTACATACGGACAACAAAAAAGATCTGCACCAAATACTAGAACTGTTGCCTTTGCTGATGGGTATGAACATAGAATATTATTTGGGTTAGCAGAACACCAAAATCAAAAAATTTATAATTTTACTTTTAATGTTTCTGAAGTCGAAGCAGACGAAATAGAAACCTTCCTTGATGCCCGTGCGGAAGATTCTGATAGCTTTGATTTTACTGCACCTGGAGAAGCTACTGCACAAAAATTTGTATGTCAGGGATGGTCAAAATCTATACCATATAACAATAGAGCTACAATACAGGCAACATTTAGAGAAGTATTTGAACCATGAGTACTGCTCCTATTATTACTGATCTACAAAAGATCAATCCTTCAGCAATAATTGAATTATTCAGTATTACAACTGAAACTGCATTACATGGTTCAGCGGCAACTTATAGGTTTCATAATGGAACAAATGCACTAAGTAATGGAGATATTATCTGGGCTGGTAATACTTATATAAAAATGCCAATACAGGCAGAGGGTTTTGCTTTTCAGAAAGGACAGCTACCTAGACCAACTTTAAGAGTAAGTAATGCTCTTGGAACAATTACTGCTATCTTGTTAAACGTAAACTCTGTAACTGTTGGTAATGATTTAACAGGAGCTACAGTTACAAGAATTAGAACTTTAGCAAGATATTTAGATTCTATAAATTTTCCAGGTAATACAAATCCATTAGGAACACCAGATCCTACAGCAGAGTTTCCACAGGAAATATATAAAATTGATAGAAAATCAGCAGAAAACAGAGAAGTAGTACAGTTTGAACTAGCAGCAGTTTTTGATCTTGCTGGAATAAGAGCACCAAAAAGACAATGCACTAGAACGGAGTTCCCTTCGATTGGTACGTTTATAGCATGAATTGGAAAGAAGAAGCACTTGCTCATGCGAAAGACCAAGATCCTAAAGAGTCTTGTGGTCTTTTATTAAATGTTAGAGGGAAAGAAAGATACTATCCTTGTCGTAATCTTGCCATGACAGATCATCAATGTTTTATTCTTGATCCAGAAGATTATGTAAAAGCTGATAATACTGGAGAAATTACAGCTATTGTCCATAGTCATCCCGTAACACCTCCTGTTGCCAGTCAGGCAGATCAGATTAGTTGTGAGCAAAGTAAACTTCCGTGGCATATTGTTAATCCAAAAACAGAGACTTGGGGATATTATGAACCCTGTGGATATAAACCACCTTTACTTGGCCGTCCGTGGGTTTGGGGTGTTACTGATTGTTGGTCTTTAGTGAAAGATTGGTATAAAGAAGAAAAAGGTATTGAACTTAAAGATTGGGATAGACCTACAACTCCAGAAGAATTTGTATTAAATCCATTATTTGAAACCTGTGCATGGAGAACTGGATTTAGAGAATTAAGACCAGATGAGAAGACAATGAATGGCGATGCGTTATTAATGTCTATTGGATCTCCTGGTTTAAATCATGTAGCTATTTTCTTAGATGGAGATGTTTTACATCATTTAACCGATAGACTATCTTGTAGAGAGCCTTATTCTCAATGGTTATTAAAATGCACAGGAGGGAGGTATCGTTATGTTGCGTAAGTTAAAGTTATATGGCGAGCTTGCTGAATTTATAGGCCATAAAGAATTTGAAATACAAGTAGATAGTCTTACAAAAGCAGTTAGTTTTCTTGTTAATAATTTTCCGCAGGTAGAGAAATATATGAATCCCAAGTATTATCAGGTAAAAGTTGGTAATTATTCTGTTAATGAAGAGGAAATACATCATCCTATAGGTCAAGAAGATATACATATTGTTCCTGTTATTAGTGGTGCTGGTAGTGGCACAGGAAAAGTATTATTAGGTGCTGCTTTAATAGGAATATCTTTTGCAACAGGAGGAGCTTTCATTTCTCAAGCCCCATTTAGAGCTTTAACATTTACCAGTAATATTGCTAAAGCTGCGACATATTTAGGTGGTGCTTTAGTTTTACAAGGAGTAAGCGAGATGTTATTTCCTTTGCCTAAACCAAAAGAATTTAAGTCAGAACAAGATCCTCAATTATCATTTAGTTTCTCTGGAACTCAAAATACATCAAGAGCAGGTACTCCCGTTCCAATAGTTTATGGAGAAATAGTTACAGGATCAGTTGTTATAAGTGGTGCGGTTGATACTCAGCAGGTACAAGCATGACAAAACCTAAGATTATTAGAGGATCTGGAGCACCTTCTCCTCCTACTCCACCTCAACCAACAAGAGCACCTGATACTTTACATAGCAGACAGTTTGCTACTTTTCTTGATCTTATTTCTGAAGGAGAGATTGAAGGATTTGCTTCCGCTTCAAAAGAAGGACTAACACAGGGAACAACCGCATATAATAATGCAGCATTAAAAGATGTATTTTTAAACGATACTCCAGTTTTAAAAGCAACAGCTACTTCTGCAAGTCCAGCTACAACTGACTTTAACTTTCAAGATGTAACATTTAATCCTAGATTTGGTACATCTGGTCAGACAAAAGTAGAAGGAATTGAAAGCAGTTCTTCTGTTACTGGTGTAGGAGTTACTGTAACAGCTTCTTCTCCTGTTACCAGACAGATTACAAATTCAAATGTTGATGCAGTAAATGTAACGATAACTTTTCCTCAACTACAAAAAGCAACAGAGCAGGGAGATTTACTTGGTTCTACTGTTCAGTTAAAAGTAGCAGTTCAATATAATTCTGGTGGTTTTACTGATGTTATTTCAGATACTATTACAGGCCGAAGTGCTGATGCGTACCAAAGAGATTACAGAGTAAATCTTACAGGTGCTTTTCCTGTTGATATAAGAGTTACCAGAGTTACGGCAGATAGTACAGATTCAAGTCTTATAGATGCTTTTACATGGACAAGTATAGGAGAAATTATTGATGATGCTTCTACTTATGCCGATAGTGCTTATGCTTCTCTTCGATTGGACTCAATGCAGTTTCAATCAATTCCAACAAGAAAATATCGTATCAGAGGAATAAAAGTAAGGATTCCAGGAGCAGGTGCTAACAGTTCTGGTACTCCTACTGTTGATAGTACAACTGGTCGTATTGTATATCCAACTGGTTATATATTTAATGGAGTTATGGGTGCGGCTCAATGGTGCTCATGTCCTGCAATGGTCTTATTAGACTTACTTTTAGACACACGCTATGGATTTGGAAATCATATAACAGAAA